AAGGTGTTTGTAGATGCAGAACGGAACTGTAGCTTAATAGTCTTTGCTCCTGCTGTAACACCGTTTATCATAAGCAACCTGCTAAATCCTTCCCGTACTCCACTATGATTCATATAATAATACTCATCTTGTGAACTATTCGCATCAGCAGCTATTGTTGCCTGCATTTCTATTGTTGCTGCACTTGCACTATTCTGGCACTCTATCTGTCCCCATAAATAAACAGTAGAAGTTACGGCTGTTGTAACACTAACGCTACAAGTAGTAACATCTGTCCAGGCGGAAGCAGCAGCAGCATTTACGTCAGCACCAGTACCAGCAACTTCAGCATAAACACTATCTATCTTTCTACCAGTTATAACTGAATCAGACAGTCCAGTACCAGCTACAACATCTGCCATCATCTTCACACTAGGACCAGCGTGTACAGAGGCACCATCAGCATGAGCAACATCTGAAGTATTACTATCTATTCCCCTAGTAATACCAGCTAAAGCTCCTGTAGCAGTTGTATATGTAGCATAAGAAATTGTTTCTGGTCCATTATCTGAACCAACTGCTGTAGTAGATTCATAGTCAATCTGAAGAATACCATTAGTTGCAGGTATGTTTAGTCCTGTTCCTACTGTTGCAGTTGCAGCACCAGCAGCTAAAGCTCCGTTTAGCGTAGTTGTCTCAAAATCTCCTGTTGGTAAGTTATATGCCATTCTAATTAGATATACACTAACAAACTATAACTTGTTCTCTGAAGGAAATTTGTAATGCGAGAACGGTTTCAGTGTTTGTGTTATATTGTTTAATTGCCATTGTCCAGTAGAGCTAACTCTGTATTGTATAGCGAACTTCTTGCCTTTAGCTCTTAATCTCTGTGGCTCATTTATAACACTATTAACAGTAAGGGTGTTATCTGCATCACCATAAGATTGGCGACCGTAGGAAGAACTACCATACCCTCCTTGTGGTACAGGTTCAGTGATAGAGCTAGTGCCACTTATCTCGTTGTCATTAAAAATCACATAAAAATTAACAGTACCAGAAAGAGCATAGAAAGTAGCCGTAGTGTCGAAATATAGCTTAACTGTATCTGGATACTTATCATCGTAAGATTTAGAGTACCAGTTAGAGGTTATAACACCACCGTTATCAGTGTCACCAGAGTACATCTTATACACTTCACCATTAGAAGGATTCCCAAAGTAGAAATGTCTATCATCATTTGAATCGATATAAACACTAGAATCATTCCCAGCTATATTAGTCCAGTCTTGCCACCCCTTATATCTCGTGTCATACACAATACAAGAGTCATTAGCTGTACCATATTGTGAGTAAAATAGATGATACTTAAAATTGTAATACCCTGCTGCTAGCTTAGCTTTATTAGCACCAGAGAGATTGTCAAATACTTTTTGCATCCTAGCAGATAGATTTGTGGTACGAACCTCTGTATAGTTTGCAACTTCACCGAGAGAGTGGACACCATCGTAAGCTGCAAAAAAAAGATCTTCACCTACCTGTACGATAGACCTATGTGAAACACACCCTACAGAACGGGTTACAAGCTCGACTGTGAAGGTATTTGCTGCACTAGCAGGAGATAACCTGTAAATTGCTCTGTCTAAGAACACATATAATTTGTTCTTGAAGGACTTCATACCCTTAACTACTGCGCCAGAACCAGGTTCAAATGTGACAGTACCAGCAGAAGCATCTGCAAAGTCACCCAGTAAAGAACCTGCTGCCGCATACTGACCTGAGAAGTTAACTGTGTCTGCATTTGTTTCATCTACTACCCACAACCTCTTGTCATAGTACTCAGGAAAATATCCCTTAGTACCATTGGCTGTAGTAGCCCAAACTGCACCACTCCAGTCTTTCATCACATCAGCACCATTAGCTGTGTATAACTTACTTCCAGCTTGTACTGTGTCCATATTTACAGAGTCTGTGAAAGTATCAGTATTTACTTCTGTCCAAGCACCGCCAGTAGAATAGTAAAGTTCTATGTCACTACCATCAGAAGCAAACTTTATAGCTTGCCTTACAGCAGAAGTACGAAAGTAATTCATACCGTAGATAGCAGTACGACCTCCAGCTACAGTGCCTATTTCTGTGTATCCGCTTCTGTTCCCTACGCCAGAACGACCCTTAAAGTCACAGTTGGTAGCATTAGGACTCTCATTATCTGCTATTTGTCGTACACCTAAAAAATAGTTACAGCCACCTGAAAAATCATCTCTGATTAGTTTGTTTAGTTTTTTTTGTCGCAGAGCCATTTTATTGGTCTCTTAGTTCTGGGTTTCCTAGTATCTTGCTATTTATACCTATATTTGCACCAAACATTAAGTCGTGTTGATACATAGCTCGTATCCGACCAGCCGCTTCTTCCTCGAAATCTGCCTTTAGAGCTTCATCTCTCTCATCTGCCAACCAGTTCTTAGCTGCCCCCAAATAGGCAACAGCCTCTCCATCTGGCACAACACACTGGTCAGCATCTGCTGTCATGTCTGCTGGACTAAAGTTGTAGTAGACTATGACGGTTCCAGTTTGCGTTAGTGTGTTAAAAGTATAAATCTTATTAGTTGCATCATAGACTATCCAGTACACATAATCATCACTAGAGTATTTATCTCTGTCTGCTAGTTCTATCTCTGTGAATATGTTGTCATTACCTGTGCCAGAAGAAACTATCCTAGCATCATGTATATGCCATCGTGGATTATAATCTGCTGCTAGGTCATCTTTACCAGCAGTTAAAGTCAGGGTATCTGTTGCTAGATTCCATGAAAAATTATAGGAATTAACAATATCCTGAACTGCTGAGTTCAGTTGTGCTTGTAGCTCAGTAGAAGCTGAACTTTCACCTGTTAAAGAAGCTCCCCGTGACTTTATTTGTGCCCAAGTATACATCAACTAGATATACACTAAGGGGCTAATTAGGTTTCTCTGCCTTATTCTTTAGTTCTTGTTCTACAACTCTAAGGGTATTGTCTATTCTACTTCTTTCCGACAGAAGGTCATACGCTGCTGCCTTTAGTTTCTCCAGAGACAAATCTTTAATACCTACTACCTTTGGTTCTGTTTTCTTCTTTTTTGCTTTTGCCATATTATTCTCCATTTATTACTTTTAGTAAACTTTTATCTATTCTACCAAGAATCTGTATGTCTCCATTATCAAACTTGGTTATATGTGGCAAAAACAAGTCCCAGATACCGTATGCTGAATATCCGTTCTGCATACATTGCCAGAAGAATGAAATATCTGCACCACTTTTAATAGAGGGGTACTCTGTGGGTATCCATCTTTTAACTACCTCTCTCTTAGCTATAACATTCCCAAGCCCAGTAGCCCCTAGTTTCGCTATCCCTCCGTCTTGAGGTGGCATAGTTTGGAATGAAGGGGCTTTATCATCAGCCTTTACTCCTTTGTTTCCGATTCCCTCATCAACAGCTTTGACGAACTGCCAGAAGTTACGAGGGTCTTTCTTGTCTGTGTGCCAGTAATAAGAGATACCTGACACCACATCAGCCTCTAATAAGTCCATAGCTTTTATCATTCGGCTATAAGTGTTTAGTGGGAATAAAGTGTCGTCCTCTATAAACCAGTAGTAATCAGCGGTTTTATCAATATGTTTCATCGCTAGCTCGTAGGTTTCTTTCACATTCTGTATTTTTCTAAGGTTAATATCTGAAGCCCATAGCTTTTTCCCCTCTATCCTGCCTCTGAGTTCATCGTGCTCAACTGGTTTCTGGTCATTTCTGACTACACGAACTTTCTTGAATATCTTTTTAAGTCCTTTCTCTAAGTAATTAGCAAACTTATCGTCTGAAGCTACTATCGCTAGTACCTGAATGTTTTTAGGTTTCTCTGCTTTCTCTAAGTTTTTTAGCATTAAGTCAACACAGTGCCACCGAGCTATGGTTGGGTATATTAGTTCTACTTTTTCACTAGCCATATTGGATTTTGTTTACCTATTTTTTCTATTTTATCGTAAAACTCATCTACTGCCTTGATTACACCTGGAAAGTGTTCGGAGTAATCGTGTCCACAGATTATGTGATTGGCTGAACAATCCCACCTTTTAATATCTCTTAAAACACTCTCGTAATCGTGCTCACCATCTATGTAGATACAATCAAACTTTCTGTTTAGTTGTATCCTCGCCCCATCACCTATGAGTGCCCTCACACGTCCCGATACGCCTGCCCACGCAAGGTTAGGTTTGATTACTGCTATGCGGTCAACCTTGTCCACTGTGACCACTGAAGCACTCTCAGAAGCTAGCGCCCACGCTGCTGCACTCCTGCCAAACATTGTACCTATTTCTAAAATTGTTGATTCTCTAGGAAGTCTGTTTGCTATCTCATAAATAGACTCTACTGTTTCAATACTACAGGTAAAGTCTCCGCCTATATGCCTTATCTTCTCGTAAATCTCTTGTGGGTTTATTTAGTCGTTATGGGGTTATACATCTCAGGGTCAACTTCTATTTTGTTTCCCTCGTCATCAACACTACTGATAATCACTTCTGCATCAGTAATGTCTTTCGTGGCTTCCGCTACCGCTTTCTCTCTAGCCAAACCAACAATAGCTGGTTTAACACGGTTAGCTATCTGCTCTGCTGTTATCCCGTCTGGTGCATCGAATTCTAATGTGATTTTTGCCATAATTATTTTTACTTATGCTGTTTGATATGAAAAATAACCCCAAAGACCTTTAGCGTTGACATTTGTCCAACCTGTCGGGGACCACGAAGCACCATAAATATAACAGGTCGCTACATTACTTGCGGTTGTTAACTGAATCATTCCGTCTTTTCCTTGAACACCATTGTTGTATAATATACAACAAGGAAAATATGCCGTAGTTCCTGTTGCTGATGTCCACGGGAGAGTGAATGTAAATGAGGTTGAATTACTTGTTCCATAAAGCCCAAATGTTACAAACGCTGTCTTTCCTATTCTTTTTGTGTAAATATCTGTTTGTGATAAAGAAGAAAATCCGACAACAGTTGATGATGAATAATAATTAGAGTGTGCATTTGAGTAAACCTCACCTGTTGAGTCTATATTTAATCCGCTTCCTGAAGAAGCCTGACTTACGGTTATCGAAAGTTTATCAGCAGTATCGTCTGTTACATAAAGGTTAGCATAAGCACCTGTTCCTGTGCCGTCAGATTCCCTTATAATAATCCCATAATCGTTATCCTCACTTCTTAAATCTATGAATTGGCTGGCAGCGTTTCCATTAGTTAAATCAACAACTAAATACCCACCTGCCCCGACATACATATCTGCTATTTCGGTTGCGGCTACAGAGCCCCTTATTCGTAAGCCTTGTGAATTGCTGTTTGTATCAATATCTAATATCCTTTCTGGCGTTGCTGTACCAATTCCGACGTGTCCACCCATAAAGGCACCTGCATAAGCCGAGTCAGGTGGCGAGCCTAGACCAGCGTCAACCTGTGCGTAAATACCATAGTTTGTATCTGCGTTAGCCGAATAGAAATACCCGCCTATATTAGTTGTAGAGTTGCCTGAGTTATAAGTATATTGTCCGTAAGAAGTGCCAGATACCGCACCTGTTTTCTGAATGTAAAGACCTATTGAGTTATTAGTAGTCCTAGTGTCAACAATGTGAAGTTTATCAGATGGAGCATTAGTTCCAATTCCTACATTTCCCTCTTGAACTATCCGCATTGCCTCACTTGCAACCCCGCCATTGAAAACAGAAAATGCTATATCTCCCTCATCTTTATTAACCGTGTCATCACCTGTCTTAAAGGCAATCTGTCCAATGTTATTACTTGAGGCTACTGTTCCCCAATGACCACGCAAGGATAGCACGCTCCTGTCAGCTACAGTTCTGTCTGCGTAACCTATCAACTTCGCATCGTCATCGTTCGTGCTTTCAAAAGTAAAAGTCACTGAGTCCTGCTTGACGTGCAAGGCTGTACTTGGGGTCAGTGTTCCTATTCCTAGTCTGTCGTTTACTTCGTCATAAGCTGAAGCAGTACCTAAAATAATACTTCCCTTAGTAGCGTGAGCCGTTGATTGTAGTGTTAAATCTTCACCTGAAGCTGTACCGCCTATTAAAGTCTGACCACCTGAGCGACCAGCTAATAGAGCGTATTGAGCGTGGTCATCGTCAGTTAATCCCGCTAAGGTTCCATGGTCAACTGCTGATTGGTCTAAACTTAAAGTGTCATCAGTCAAAACTATCGGTGCAGTGACAGCTAAATTAGTGTCTGCTGAAATATCTATGCCAGATAGAGAAGCTCCCGTATGAGTGTGTCCAGGGTCAGCTCCTGAAGTTACATTTACTCCATCAAAAGTGGTAGTAGCTGCTGTGCCTATTGTAAAAGCTCCCACTGCCCAGTTACCAGTTAGCGGAACTGTACCATCAGCTTTAAGATAGCCCCCAGCCGAATGGTCGCCCCAACCATAAGCGGTGTCCCAGTTAGCTTCTTGTACAAGTGTTGGAATAGCATTAACTGCTCCATCAGGTATATCGTCAGCACTAACCTGATTAGCTCCAACTCCCCAGTCTATATGAGTATCGTTTATGCTATCAACTTTTACATCAGCTTTTATATCCTGTCCAGCTAGTGTCAAGTCAACAGTAGCACTATCAGTTACAGTAACTGCCGCGTGTAAATCTCCTGTAGTTGCTAAGCCTGCCTGAGCAGCAGTTTGGTTTATCCACTTAGAAGTTCCAGTATCATAAGCTAATACCTCGTTATCTGCTATCGGTCCAGTGATAACCACATCTGTTAGACCATCTAAATCAGTAACAACAGACCCACTGTCGTCTTCTCTGAGCTCATCTAGTATTGAGTCGTATTTTACATCCATTTTATGAGTAGCTAAGTGCTGTTAAATCAGTTGCAACATGAACATAATTAGGGTTCGCTGTACCTGCGGTTTCAGCCCAAGTAATAGTTGTATCTGCTCCAGCAGTTTCTATTTTCTTAGCTTGCCAAGCGGCAGAAGCCTGAGCAGTACCAACAGGTGCCTTAGCAACATAAGTAATAGCTCCAGCTACAGTTATTTTTATTGCAACTAGCTTACTCTGAGGCAACTTCATAACAGCACCGTCTGACTCTACCGACTCAACCATTAACAACCGATTGGTTGTATCAAAACTTTGGTTTAATACTGATTGCTCAGATTCTCGTGTTGTAGAACTATCTTGTGCTATTGCCATTTTCTATAAGTTTTCTTAATTGTGTGCTCGTCATTCTTAGTGGGTCTCCCTGTAAAAGGTTTTCACGGTCATCCATCTTTTCCCTTAACTCTGAATTGAGATACCCATATTCTTTTAACTTCTCTAATCTAGTATAAATATCCATTTCAGGTGAAAGTTTAAGAACCTTTAGCCAAGCATCTGCCACTTCCTTGTATCCCTTGTCAGTGTCCTTAATGTTGTTTAACTTCATCTCCTCTAAAATATAGCCATCTATTTTCTTCGCTAAATACTCAGTGTTAAGTGTCCCATACCCTGCTCCTATCTCTGCTATATCAACAATCAGTGGTGCTTGCCCAGCAACAGTTCTCTCTGACGGACTAGTATTTAGTGGCTCACTAAGTGTTGTATCCACCTGCCCATGCTCCTCTTGAACAGCAGGAGCTGTCTTGTCTTCGCTCTTACTGGCTATAGGTGTTCTAACTGTTGTTTCCATTACTTAGATATACATTAGGGAGAGAGGTTTGGTTTTATATCTTTCCTTCGTGGTAGTTTTGACAGCCATTCTGATAATGGCTTAACCAGTAAACTCATACTATATTTATCTTTAACATGCTTATACTGCTTCTGACCCTGTTCTTTGCGTAACTTTGGTGTTTCTATTAGTTTCACAAGTTGCTCGTACCAATCATGGTTTGTACTAGCGTATAATACGGGCATATTCTTTTGGTTAAGTGTTGGGCTAGCCACAACAGGGACCTTTAGAGCTGAGAACTCCTGTATAGCAAGGTTACTCTTACACCTGTTATATGAACTATCTACTAGTGGAACAATGGCAATATCTAGGTTGAGTGAAGCTAGTTTCTTTGGAAACTTTAGGAAGTCCACCCACTCGTGATGTTCTGTCTTAAAAGTTGGTTTTGCTCCAAAAGACACAAAAGCAACATTGTCGTAGTTTTTCTGTATTTCCTCTATGACTGGTCGTACTAAGTTAATATCCGCTTTGTGACCATAAGCTCCCCTCCAACCAATTCTAATACCCTTATGTCTTTTCACTTTTAACTTCTTCCACCAGTCTAAGTCTGTGCCGTTGGGCATCACAAAGATATTCTTGTTCAAGTTACCATATAGCTTTTTTAGTGTAGGGACTGAAACTGTAACACCATCAGCAAGGCGTAAACATAGCTCAAAATTGTCTCTAAGCAGTTTTGTATTATTAGACCCTGGGTTATCTGTGGAAACAGCATATAGGTTATCATCTATATCTACTACCCACTTAGCACCACTCCACTCTCTAAGGTCTAACATTTTAATCATCTCGTTGTAGTCATAGACAATGTTAGTCCAGATAACGTCTGCATCTTGAGCAAGTTTCATAAGTGTCGTATCATTCCACCCAAGTTTTGAGTCCTCTTGACCAATAGTTACTGGTTCATTCTTTCCAGTAAAAGGAGTAATACGGCATTTCCCTTTGGTAATTCTATCTAAAAACATTGTTGGCTGACCTAGACGATAGTACCCCACGCCAGTATCCTGCCTCAGTATGGCTGCTACCTTATTTATTTTTGATGGCATTAAACTCCTTTACTAATTTTTCAGTAATCTTTTTTACTAACTTATCCCTAGTAGCTGAAACACTACCTTTGTGGTACCTGACAATCATCAGAGCCTCGTTCACCCTCTTGCCAACAAAACCTGCTTTGTACCAATCCAACATTAAACCCATATCATCATTCACGTTTAATTCCTCTCTATACTTACACTGAACAAAACAAGCTCGTTTAGCCATTATCGTAACATGAGGGTAGTTACCATCTAAAATATGTATTTCGTTCTCTTTTGTTATTTTCTTAGGTGGGTCATAGACACCAAATACCTTAGCATTCTCATCTGCCTGTAAGTATGGTCCGTATACGAAGTCATACCCCTGTATAGCCTTGAGAGAGAGTTTAAGACGTTTTGGGTTCATAAGGTCATCACTATCCATTATTGCCACAAACTCTCCTCTAGCACGAGCTAAAGCCGTATTTCTAGCCACTGCTATCCCATTGTTCTTAGTTTTTATAACATTTACTCTTTTATCCTTATTTTCGTACCAATCTAGTAGGTCACACGAACCATCTGTAGAACCATCGTCAGCGATTACTAGCTCTAGGTTCTTATATGTTTGATTTAGTACAGACTCTATCGCTTCTGCTAGATATTCAACTTTATTATAGTTCGGCATGCACACAGATATAAGTGGGTTTTTCATTATAGAGATTTAATTGTTTTGATAAACTTTCTAGTGTCCATAACCTTACGCCAATACTTACTATATTTTAGATTTATAGGTTTCTCCTTCGCTTTTCTTATAGCACTTACGATTTCTTTTCTATTCTGCTTCACGGTGTATGCGCCCTTTAGAGGAACAGTCACTATGGCATTTCTACCAGCAGTCATAAATTGTATAGGAGTTAATGGTAAACCATCATGCAGTGTAATTCTCAGGTTAGCAGAGAATCTAGGGAACCATTTATTATAATCTATGTATCCTATATGTTTGAAATTATCTCCATCTAATCCTTTACGACTGTCATCTCCAAAGAAATAGAACTGAATATCTGGCATAGCCTTCACTATACTCATCACAAACTCTTTCTTATACATAGAGTCAAAGTTCTCTCCAGGGTCATATACGGCTACTGAAAACTTCTCTGGTAATGGCATTGGCTTAAACAGAGATTTAGGTGGTAATGGTACAACCATAGATTTAATACCAACCTCTGCTAATTCTTTTTGTGTAAACTTTGCTTCGGCTAGGTGAATTATCTTTTCTTTCTTAAACCACTCCTTTAGTGCTTTTATCTTCTCAAAACTACAATTCCAGCGTAGTTGTAGAATATCTGACCCAATCCAGTGGATAATCTTAGTGGCTTTAGGTGCATTAGCAAATACATCCATGTGTGTTTTCGTAACATACGGATGTTGCGCGTCTTCCTGTGTATAAAACCCTATCAGGTAAACAGTCTTGTACTCATGTTTCTTGAAAGATGGCATGGGTAGATAGTCTGCTCCTAGCATATCCACTAACGGGAAAGCGTGATTAGAGGCTCCTAGAGAGGTTATAACCATATCTGATTTCTTTAGTCCGTTCTTTTTCTTTATGTAACCTGTCCTCTCTATCCAGTTCTGGTGTGAATCATCTGACAATCCACCTGGTTTAGCATCTTCTGCTGCAAAGAATGATTGATGAATGTAATGCCAGTCCTTCCCCTCAAAGTTATCTCGTTTCAACTGTCTTATTGCCCAATCCCAGTCCTGCAAAGACTTAACGCTCTCATCCCACTCTATGTATGCAGACTTTCTAATAGGAAATGAGCTATCACAGAAATTAGAATACTTGAACGCCTTATACCAGACACTACCGTCTTGATTTAGTGGTACTTGTCCTACTGGTCTTTTAGTCCCGTCAGCAGTAATTATGTCGTATAGTCCCCAAACACGATTTACTTCGGGCTTTTGTTCGTATATTCCAGCCCATATTCTAAGAGCTTCTGGATAAAGATAGTTATCTGCATTTAAGAACACATAGATTTCTCCCTTAGCTTTAGTAGCACCAAAGTTTCTAGCTGCTGGTGCTCCTTTGTGCTTAGGCAAATGATAATAGCTAATATCCATTTTGGGATACTTCTTGATTATCTTGTCCATTACCTTAGCACCACGCTTATGCTTTCCATCGAACACAACTATCCACTCAAATGTTTTATACTCCTGTTCGTTTAGCGTTTCAGCATTTTTCTCTAAGGACTTATAGGTCATCCCATAACAAGGGGATATAACAGAAAAAAACTTCTGCTTTTTGGAAAAAGGATTGTCTTTTTTCGACATATTATCTCCGTTTACTTTAGTTATCGACTCTGAGCTCTCTCCATTAAGCTCAGAAGCGTGACTAAAGTCTAAGCATCAGCAGTAATAACAATCAATCCACAGCTTACATTCAATCTTACAGGGACCATATTCGCCTTCCAACCGAAGGATACGAACTGGTTAATAGGGTCAAATGTTGAGTTCATGTTAGGTTTCTTGGCGTAAGTTTTTACACCTCCGTCTAACTGAGTAACACCTAATCCACCACGACCCAATAGAATTGAGTAATAGAGGGTGTCACCGTTTGAACCATTAGCTGAAGTATAGATATTATTATCAATCTGAATCTTAGCACCACCATACGAACCAGCAACACCTTTTCTGAGATTTTCAGGGTCAGTGTACTGATAAGCAGTTTTCCAGTTAGAGTCTTGTAACAAGCGAGTCGCAGTATTTGTGTGAACAACAAGACCAAATAGTCCATCCTCTAAAGGTTGGACATTTCTTGCTCTCATTTTATTCACAGCAAAGTCGATTGTCTCGGCTGTCATTCTAAACTCAACTTTACCAACGTATGTTCCAAAAGCAGAGGTAGATGTACCAAGGTCAGCATTTCCGACAGTGTTCCATGTCCACACAGAGAATCCAGCACCAGTTGGTGATGCAGAGGTTCCATATGCTTCTTGCAGAATACGTTTGTCGAGAATATTTTTAGCTTGGTCAGCTAATTCTCTTACGGTCTCCTCAACTGTTCCATTGATAGCAGTTAGTTGCGTCAAGTCCGTTAGGGCTTTAGCGTTACCAAACTGTTCAATAGTAGCTGATACCTGAGCGTCATCAATCTTCTCCGTGTCAATAATTGTTGCCTCAGTTAACTTATATGCAGATACCATAGTTGAAGAATTAACCATACGTGGGAAATAAGCAACTTTACCTGTGTTACTTGGTAATTGTTTCTTCAAACAATAATCCATCATTACAGGTCCTGGGAGTAATCTCTCCAAGAATATCTTGTCGTAATAGTTTGGTATAAAACCAGTTACGTCAGTTGTTGCTGTATATGCGTTTGCCATAATATTATATTTCCTTTCCCCCTACCAAGCTCGACCAGTCTCGGTTAGTTAGTTAACACGAGGGATATTATATTTGTCTTCTAGTTCCTTCGCAGATAATTCTGCATCTGACTTAACATCAGATTTAGTAGAAGTATCTCCAACAGCACCAGCTTGCTGTTTTTGTTTAGCAAGTTCTTGCCCTTCCTCGACACCTTCCTTTTTTGCTGTGTTAACAGGCTTAGATAATCTATCCTCGATTAGTGCCTTTGCTTTCGCTAGTGCATCTTCTTGGTCAATTACTTTACCTTTAGCGTTTTCCTCAGCAATTATTCGCTGTGTAGTCCCTGCTAATACAGGGTCTTTCAGCTCCTCCTTGTGTCTGGCGACAAACTCAGCTTCTTTTCTCTTTTCAAACTTTTGCTCTACGAAAGAGTCCAAGGCTTTCTCTGTCTCAGGTTCAAACGTGCTACTTGCCTTCTCTACAGGTTGTTGGACCTGTTCATCTATACTTCCGTGACCTTCGACAACAGTGCTTGATTGTTGCTCTTTAAGCTCTTTAAGTTCGTCATTGACCTTCTTAAATTGGTCATTGACCTTCTTAAACCGCTCATACGGTACGGTTTTACTCACTTCTTTCTCAGGCTCGACTGTCGTGTCGGCTGACGGCTCAGGAGTAGCTTTCTCCTGCTGAGCTTCTGTGGTTTTTTGTTCTACTGGCGCTGACTCAGTATCCACAGTTGTCTCTGTGGGAGTAGTTTCAACAGCATTGTCCTGTTCATTCATATTTTTCTCCTCGTTTTTTACGTGTTCTCGTCACGATTGGAGTATGGTTCACAGGCTCGTAGAGAGGCTTGTCCTCACTCAACTAGTGAGGGGACAAGCGGAGAATCAAGGACTAGCCTTGAAAGAGTTAGTTAAAACTCCTCATCCCCTCTATGAACCTGCAAAAGTCTCCGTTACTTATTGTTTTTCTATCTTCAGTTGTACTTCTACATTGTCGAAAAGCATGTAAAACTTTCCTTTTATCATGTTGCGCATTAGCAGAACAGCTTTCAGCTCAACCTCCTCTAACTCTAGTGGGTCAGCCAGTCTCTCATCTATTTCATCGAGAACTGGTTTCACAACTATATCTCTCCAGAGCTTAAACTCCTCTGTAACGCTCAACTGCCGTAGCAACTGTAACTGTCTTTTTTCTTCGGGGGACAAACCCTTTTTTATCTTGTCTTGCATAACATCTCCGTTAGTTATCTAATTAGATATACATTATCCGAATAGCGGTGGGGCTGGTGGTAGTTGTTGTTCTTGTGGTGCAACAGGCATTTGTCCCTCTTGCTGTGGCATAATAGGTTGACCTGTATTAGGGTCTATCTGTGGTTGCTCCTCAGCATCTAGTAAGTACTGTTCAGGCTCCTTTATATTTGCTCTTAATGCTGCCTCTATAGCGACTTTCTTGGTATCTATTTGTTGACCCATTTCTATGGCAAACTTAGCCCAACTCTGTAAGTTCTCTAATTCTTGTTCTGTGTCTATCTCGGCTAGTGAACCTGTTTCAACACGAACTATCCAGTCTGTATCTATAACTATTTCTGTTTCTGGGTCTTTCCCCTGTTCTAATAACTCTTGGACCATGAACTCAAGGTCTTCATCATCTATAATCTCAGCCACATAGAGGTCTTCTAGTTTAATCTTTCCTGTTAGTAATCCTTTTGTAACTTGTACCCACCTTGGCTCTGAACCAGTTATCAAGATGTATTTGTCCTCATTCGCACTCATAAGAGCACCAGCATACTTCAGCCACTTGTTAACCATTGGCTCGATGATAGATTCCTCTATATTCAACTGTCTGTCTTTAACTGGAGTAACAGCCTGAGCCATAAGTGCTAGTATTCCGCCTTTAGTACCTCTTGTCTTATCTGATTCTTGATTAGGTACACCTGATAGATAAGCACCAATACCAGAAACTGACTCTGAGCGCTGTTGTAGGTAACTTAATAGTTGAAATCCTGCCTGTGGTAGTGCTGGCATAGGTTGGTGCTGAGCCTGTTTGGCTGTAGCAAAGACTATTCCACCAGCCCTATAAGCATTGGACAGCGTAGCCTTGTTCACTGGAGATACAGTAGGGTCAACGAATAATGGTGGGTTAAGTAATTTAGTACCATAGTCAACTGTCTGATTAATCAGTAAATCTTTTGCATGTGTAAGACCGTTTATAAAATCTAAGAATGAGAAAGCATACGGCTCTTTAGGAACCTCTATATCTGTGGCAAAGTCTAGTGGGTGGTCATCTAATATCTCATTGTCATACTCTTGGACTATCTGTTCCCAATCGGCTATACGAACACAGTGTTTACCTTCCCAGATAGTTATTAGCAATATCTTTTCCACAGGCTTCTCGTAAGCATCTGAGCCTGAACGATTGATATTATTTCCATTAGGGTCTTGAGTAAATCCAGGTGAGTCCTTGTATTTTCTTTTTATTGCATCTATAGCCTTCTTCTCGAATATCCCAGATACAACCTTGCCATTCTCTGTTACCTCTTTCTTATCCTCCAAGTAGTCCAGTGAAACATATTGTCTAATATAATACCTTTCGGAGCTTTTAAGTGTCTTAGTAGGGTTAAAAATTACATCTTCTATCGGTAAAATACGCATATCTGGTGTCTCAGATTTCTGATTGTAAAATGTTTCTACTACAACATTTCCAGTTACACAAAACTCTCTACCTAAAGACTTCATCTTGGCTCTCATAGTGCCTGAACCAGCAATTCTCTCTGGGGCTGTCCAGTAATAATAGGCAGAAGAAGCCATTATGTCTGTAACTTCTCTCGGTAATGTCTTGCCTCTAGCTAGTGAGAAGAACTTAGGGTCTTTCTCAAACATCTTCTGTACAACCTTCTCCACAAGTTCAGGAGCCACTGGGTCAGAGATTCTTGTATCTGTTTCTTTCGTTTGGGTGTAAGAAGTATATTGCTTATAATTACGATTAAACCTATTACTGTGGTAAGTTTCTAGTACCCCTAGCCAACGTTTATACTCTGTATTATACTCAGATATTCTACTCTCACCAGCCTTAACCATCTTCTTTCCAGAAGACGACAAATCGCTTTTCTTAGAGTCCTTCTTATTTTTGTTGTATGCCATCAACTAGATATACATTATCCAGTACATCTTCTATCTGCTCAGAAACGTTGAGTGCTTTTCTTTTGTTCATCTGACTAGCAGCATATAAGTTATGACACCTGTTACGCATTACAGTATTAGCCCAAGTAACAGGAGAAGACTTCCTAGGGTCATACATATTAAGTTTTATCCATAGGTGCAATCGTAGCTCTTGTGCTAAATCATCTCTATCTAAGCCAGGTATTTTGTATTTGAAGGTATACAACCTTATGTACGGCTCAAACATCTGCATAACTGCGGTTGAGTAGTTCTCAAATCCTACCTTTTCAACCTGTAGTATTTTTGTAAGCGTTGGTCCTATCAATTATGTATTTTACTTCTTCCTCTGTCAGGTCTGGGTATAAAGGCAAACTCACACCCAACCAGCCTGTGCCAGGATAGTGCCAACCTACGCTAACTCCATTGCTTTGCATGTGCTTTATGAATTTTCTTAGCTCAGCCTCTGAACTTAGAAAGTAGGGGTAAAGGTGGTTTCCTGTCCACTTCGTTCCGAAGGCTTGATTATACTTTCGCACAATGGCATTACGCTTCCTGTTGAACTCTGGGAGTTTTCTGAGCTGCACACGCCCGATAGCAGCAGCAATATCGTTACCATCATAGCCTCCAGACATAACACGAACAGTATAATCCAAGTCCCCTTTCGCTCTATCTTTTGTAGATTTGTCAATCCCATCTTTCCAGTATAACCTAGCTTTCTCATAAATCTTTTTATCGTTAGTTACAAACATACCACCCGAACCAGTAGTCATATTCTTAGTTGCGTAAAATGAATAGCAGCGTATCAATCCTACCAGAGGGTCGTTCGGTTCAATACGGTGAGCGGAGTCCTCTATTAGACAGGGGGTTGTATCTTGAACTGAACCATAGTGTACGTTGACACGTTCTATATCTGGGAATCTATGTACATACTTCAGGAAGGCTTGCCTGTTCTTGAAGTCCTCTAAGTAGACTGTTGATAATCCAATTTCTTCAGCAGCAGAATAAGTGGCACAAAATGTATTCTTTGGAACCAACACCCTGCTCACACCTTCCATATCCTCCAATACGTATTTATAAGCCATCTTTAGCGCACTCGTACAGCTATTTGTAAAGATTGCGTATTTAACCCCCACATACTCTGCGAACTCTTTCTCGAACGCTTCTGTCTCTGCCCCTGCCGCAAGCCACCCTGATGAAATTATTCTAGCTACAGCGTCTATTTCTTCCTGTCCTATTGTTGGTTTGCTAAATTGTATTTTCATTTTGTAAAAAAGAGGGAAACCGTAGTATCCCTCTTAAGGTTATGTAAGGTCATTGTCAATTACCTCTTTTCTCAACTCCCTATTCTGAATTTCGAACTGTCTCCACAATTCATGTGAATACTGACTTATAGCTGCCTGTATGTCCTTAGGAAGACACTTTCCCCCGTAACCGCGCGTGCCTTGGTGAGTTATCTCCCAACCCCATTCAGGTACATTCCCGTGAAGAAGTGCTCCTAAAACAGCATCCCTGTATACTAAGTCATCGTACCCTTGAGCTATCACCCAGTCATACAGCGAATTAGCAAGTGTCACTTGAGAACAGCCCCAGATATTAGCGAAGTACTTAGCGAACTCGGCAGAAGCTCGGGACATACTCTTAACAGAGTTAGAGCGAGGCATGGTAGTAATAACCAAATCTACCAATTCAAGCGTTACACCTTCACCAACGCCCAGTATTAACGACCTAGGGTGTGCTAAGTCTTCTTCCATCGTTGCCTCAAACCCATATTCAGGTACGAAAACAAGAGGAATATCTAGGTCTTTGGCTAGTCTGTCAGAAGTACCTGGTAAAACAGTAGAACGTAAAACAATAATCTTCGCATTTTCTACTCTTGATATTGCCTGTTCAACTTGACTCTGGTCGTGTACTCCTTCCTTGGTTTCTGTCGGTACACAGATAACTACCACATCAGCGCTGATTGGCTCATCTCCTGGACCATAGGGAGTTATCCCCATAGCTTTACCAAGAGCCTTGCCAACAGTTCCATTCCCGATGATAGCTGCTTTCATCAGCTACTCCCTTTCTGCACTAAGTTTTATTGATTGCTTAGTGCCTATAATAATTCTATCCATATTTATTTTTTACCTTCTAAAAAGTTTTTGAACTCTGGGTGTTGCAACCACAATCTAGTTTTCTCTACATCATCAGCCCCCTTAAACTCACTAGCTAGAACATATAATCTTGTATTGCCTGTTATAAAGCCTTTACGTTTCATAGCAGTAACCATCTTTCCTTCATCTTTGTTCTGGTCTTCTTTTGTATAATTACTATACCTTTTTATCTTTTTTCCCATACTCTGGTAAATACTCCTTTTTAACCTTACCTAGCATTAGTTCTGAACCCTCGACAATCGGCTCTTTGAATGTTATATCAAGATATTTCTTATAGTCGTGAGCCCACATATACTCAGATGGTGCCGTCATCTCAGCTGTATGCTCCATAAACATAACAGACTTACCCCACTTCCCAACACTTTTCATCAAGTCCTCGAAATAAAGAGGGTCTATATGCTGCAAACTTACCCAACTAAAGACTATGTCGAACACTCTGTCAGTATCCCAGTCAGTTATATCTGCCACAACAAACTTTCTTTTTGGGTATGGTGGATATAATCCCTCAGCTATCTTGATATTCTTGCGTGAAATATCTACTCCTAGATAGGACATTTTCTTAAAAGCGTTAGTAAACCTGCCAATGCCACAACCCAAGTCTAGTACTGACTTCTTGCCCTCTGTTAGTCTAGCTATCAGTTCAAACCATTCTGGTCTAGTGCTGCCGTGATTAAATGTTGATTTACTCCAGTCGTTCATAAGTTATTCTCCCAATCCCATTTTACTTTTTCTTTTAGCTTTTCTCCTGGTCTTATTCCTATTTCTACCACTCCAGCTTTATAATCCTCTGGCTTGTTATACCCGTGTCGTTTCAGCACCTCTGCTAGTAAGTCCATCAGCCGTACCTCTTTCATTTCAGGCACTATGAACTTATCGTGTTGGATAAACTTGTGCCATATTTGACTAGCTGCATCATAATCTTCTATCACGAACCTAGTCATTCTCTGGTCTGTGATTGTTATAGGCAAGTTATCTTTTATCTGTTTCTCCCAAGTAGGTATTACTGAACCAGAACTAGACAGGATATTACCCATTCTAGCAACAGAGTGATTATACTTTTTAGCTAGTGCCTCACCTATTGCCTTAGTATACCCATACACGCTTAGAGGCTCTACTGCTTTATCTGTTGAGATGAACAATGTAGGTATGCCGTATCTATGAGTAGTCCTAAAGAGCTTAGAGGTATAGACAACGTTATTTCTCACAAACTCATCTATCTCCTTTTCCCCAAAGTTCACGTGCTTATAGGCAGCACAATGTATAATTGCATCTGGTGTATAGTAGTCTAAATCTACATCAGCGAATGAACTTAAATCTATCGTTATATCAGGATAATCATTCTTAACTTCAGCTAGTGCCCACTCGTTGTTATCCACAGCCACTACATCTATTTTTTTACTAGTTAACAAGCGAACAAAAGCCCTACCTACTGTCCCCCCTGCTCCTGTTATTAGAACTTTATTTATTGTCATATTTATTTGTATATTGGAACTTTTACTCCACCGAATCCGTCTTGATAACCCACAAATACTGGTGGTCTCTCCTTCGCTCCGTAGTTATCTGGTACTATCTCAGCCATTTTTAGAGCTATAGCCATAGACATAACGTGGTCATCGTGAGCATTACTTTCAGCTTGAGCTTTCCACGAAGCAGTAGTTTGTACGACTATGAAGCTGAATAACTCATCTACTGTAACCTTATCATAAATGTTGCCTAAATGATTATCCACCCACTCTTTTAGATTTGCTAGCATCTCAGGGCGAGTAGCAGAGTTGGTATCCCAACCAAGTTTGACTGCATTCTTTTCTGCACTATCGACTGAACCATAACTCGGCATCTTAAATATCTCAAACTTATTCTCTCTGTTGAGTGTAGCCATTCTATCCATTTCAAACACTCCCCCATTGTTACGCTCATAGCCAATTATTGGTCGTACACCAGTTCTCTCGTATAGCTTGTTTAGTACTGGGTATAGTTCTTGAGTCATTACTGACGCTAGCTGTTTAGTACGATACACCATAGGAAAGTCAGTCTTAGTCCTAGAATAGAATTGAGCTACAGAATAATCTCCCCCACCTGCTGAACAGTCACCACCAACAATAAGAACTTCACCCTGTTCTATAGGTCTGTATTGGTAGTAGTTCATAGGATACTTAACATTTTTTCAGCATTATCTTTGACCTCTTTAATGCTGTCCTTTACACCTGGTTCATCTTCAACGTCACAATGTTCTTTACAATAATACTCACTTCTAACAAAAGGTCTCCCATCAATATTTGTATGAACAGTCTTGCATAAATAAATATCTTCTCCCCATATTCTGTTTGAACAATCTCTACACGTATATTTTAGAGGGTCAACAGAGTCGTGGCTATAGCTATCTGTATCTATTATTTCATAAGTATTCTCGTAAATCTTTTTAATATCACCATAGTCTACTGGCTTACTTCTTTTCTTCATAACCATAGTTGCACCAGCTGGATACATTACAACTTGACCGTGCTTGACAGTCTTTCTTATTTCATTTTCTAACCCCTCATCAGACACATACTCGTGGTTGCTAATATAGTCGACAGCGTCTCTGAAATGTTCTTCTACTTCTGACCACTCTATCTTTTTTTTATACATAGATTATGTTTTTACTTATTGGCTTTTTTACCTCTGCTAGATACTTTTCGAGCGCGAGTAAGTTGAAGAAGCAATCACCACTAGTAATAAATGCTTCTAGTGCTGTTTCTGGGTACTCTTGTCTGTAATACCTGCCTAACTCTTTCTCTTTCTGAGCTAGGTATTCACTATCATAGAACTTAGAAGCTGGATAGAATAATGGTGTAAAACCTGTCTCTCCCTTCTCTGAGCGTGTCCAGAAGTCTTTGAAGGCGTTGAACCCGTTAGCCGTAGTTTCTATAACCACATTTCCACTAGGCACTACTGCCTGCAATGCTCCTGCCATAAGTTTCTCAAAGTCAGGATAAAAAGCTGCTTCTGATAGGTGTAAATTAGTTATTGTCTTACTTCTACCAAACTGCTGGTCTTGAGCTGTACCGATTATGTACCTAGCATTATTAGCTTGATTCTGTAGCTCATATTTAGAGTTATATTTTAGGGGTATTTTGAACTTGTTTTTCCTCTCGTATGAACTTAAGAACTGTTTAACCCTACTTAGCAAGTCTGTTGCGTTATCCTTCCCGTCTGCTACTACAACAGAAAGAGAGTTATCTTTTAGGATAAAATCTTTTGTAAACCTAGCTAGTATAAGTGATGAGAATCCTTGCTGTCTAGCTTTTAACACAATATCCCTATTACTAGTATCTATAGTTAGATATTGTCTTTGTATGTTGTTTAAGATAAAGTCAACCTCCTCCCCTTCTTTGTTGACAATTCTAATGTTATCTTCTACAAACCTTTTAGTTCCGTTGTTTTTCTCCTTAACCATTTGTTATATTTTAGCACACCCTAGAAAAAAGAGTAACAGAGTTTCTCCTGTTGGGGGCAGGAGTAGCATCTTAGGATACGGGGTAAACATTACCTCTGTTTTCAGTCTCTAGCGTTCCTGACGGACTGTTCTCCCTGTCTTGTACAGAATCTCAGAATCTTAGAATGTTCAACGGTCACCGATTTAGACGCTATAACCTATTCCCTTTTCCCCAACAGAAGATTAAAGGGTTTTTAGCACTCGTTGGTTATTACTTATTCGTATGTGGTGTGCTTCAGTATTTATGAACTCTTGTCAGGTACGGGCGGGTCCCGAGTTCTCTTAAGAATAAGCTTTTTTTACGCAGGAGTTACTAATCACTGCGGAGGTTTACCTGTTGTTAATGTAGCGGACACAAAGAGCCCTCGTAAAAGGGCTGCTATGTGATGATAAATTTTACAGTCTGTAAGGTTACCATAAAACTAGTATACCATACTGTCAACCACCACCCTGTGGATAACTTGTTAATCTTGGTATATTTCCTTCTGTTCATTCAGTTTATTTAATATGTTCACCTGAACTTTAGGTTGACTTTCTGACCTATACTTAGGGTGAGTTTTAGTAAGTGAAAAAGTAATAGCACCCAACTCACCATCTGCAATCTTTTGTCGTAATACATTCTCTGTATCATCTTGAAACTCCCACTCTGTATTTTCTAAAGCAACAGCGAAATCAGGATTCTTATCTATCCAATTATAATATGTCTGCCTAGTAATACCTGACGCCCGACAAGAATTAGTAATGTGACCCATAGTCAAAGCCATAGACTCTATAAACTTAATCTGTCTTTTGTCTAAATTAGTCAACCGGACAGC